CAACAGCGCTCACAACTCCTAGCGCTACAGCACCAAAGTTCACTTTGACTAATTGCTATCTAGAGGAACTGCCTTTAATCAATGCGACCATGGGCGAACTCAGCGTTATCTCTTTGACCTTCCAGGGTGGAACCCTTACTACCGCTACAAGCTGATCTCAACCCCTACAAAAGGACCCGACATGAAATTAACTTTAAAAGTAGATTTGGGCGACGGCCCAATGTTTGTAACAACAAACCTCTACACGATTGTTGCTTGGGAACGAAAGTTTAAAACTAAAGCCTCAGCAATGTCTCAAGGTATTGGCATGGAAGATTTAGCGTATATGGCTCATACCGCACTATTGCAAAACGGTATTGCTTGTCCTGTTGTGCTTGACGATTTTATTAAAAAGTTGGTGACGCTGGAAGTCACAGAACAGATGAGCGAAAACCCTACCGTAGAGACACCTACCGATTTGGATTAGCACAAATCCTTGTCGCTACCGGGTACTGGCCTAATGACATCCCCTTTGACGTTGACGATGTTGCTACAGTAATTAAAGCAATCAACGATTCAAGGAAATAACCGTGGCAAAAGTCAGTGTGTCAACAGACGTTAAAGGCGCTCGAGAAGCTGTCAGGTTATTGAAACAGACGCAACCCGAAGCATTTAAAGAATTTCGTGCGCAAGCCCAAACCGCTATTAAACCCATTGTTTTAGAAGCACGCCGATTGTTAAACGCTGCCGATTCCTCAGCCGAAGGCATAGCGCCTCTGTCAGGGTTTCGCCGCAAATGGTCACCGGGCGGACGCAAAATCTTCCCATGGTCACAAGCTGCCGCATTGTCAGGCGTCAAAATTCAGGTCAGACCTAGCAAAGAAGCGTTTTTGACTGTTACTCAAAGGCAAGCAGGGCCAGCAATAGCGGACATTGCAGGACGCAAAAAAAGAAACAAACTAGGGACGGCTTTAGACAGATACGGCAAAGCGTCTCGTTTCTTGTGGCCCGCTGCAGAAACTAAACAGCCTGAGATTGAAAAGAATTTGGAACAAATCATGGACTTTGTATCAAAAAAAACCTCAACTAAACTAAAGTTCTGACCATGGCAATAACCGTCCCAGTCATTACTACCTTTAACAATAAAGGGCTTAGTGACGCCACCGATGCTTTTGGTCGCTTTGGTAGGAAGGTAGGCGACGTTGGTAAAAAGGCTGCCGCAGGGTTAGCCGCAATCGGTGTAGCCGCTGTCGCTGGCGCTGGTAAAGCAATTAACTTGGCGTCTGATTTTGCTGAGTCTCAAGCCAAAATTGGTGAAATTTTTGGTGCTAACGCTGTCGCTATTGAAGCGTTTGCTGCTACAGCCGCCACAAGTTTAGGACAGTCAAAGCAAGAAGTTTTAGACGCTGCTGGCACGTTTGGCATTTTTGGCGACGCAGCAGGTTTGGGCGGTCAAGACTTAGTTGACTTTAGCAACAATTTTACGACCCTTGCCAGCGACCTAGCGAGCTTCAATAACACAAGTCCGCAGGAAGCTATTGATGCAATCGGTTCGGCCTTGCGTGGGGAGTCGGAGCCATTGCGTAAATACGGCGTAATGCTTGACGACGCAGCCTTGAAAGCCGAAGCGTTAGCGCAAGGCATTTACAACGGTAAAGGGCCGTTAACACAGCAACAGAAAATTCTTGCGTCTACCGCCGTGATCTTTAAAAAGACAACTAAGGCTCAAGGGGATTTTGCTAGAACTTCAGATGGTTTAGCAAACAGAACTCGAGTTATGAAAGCGCAGCTATCTAACGCAGCTGTCACAATCGGAACGGCTTTACTTCCTTTAGCGTTAAAAATGGCTGACTTTTTTGCTACTCGAGTTATACCAGTAGTAGAAAAATTGTCAAATGTTTTTAACAAAGACGGTTTAAGCGGCATCCTTAACGTGATTAAAGGTCAACTGCCTAAATTAGGTGAAGCGTTTAGCGCTTTGTTTGATTGGATTAAAACTACTGGCATACCTAAATTTTTAGAATTTATGCGTGAAATGGGCGGTGCTCTAATTGACTGGATTAGTCCACGTATTATGCCCATGCTCAAAAAATTGGGTGAGTTTATAGGAGCTGCAGCCAACTGGCTGGCAGAAACAGGACTACCCACCCTGGTAGATAAACTGATCTTGTGGGGTAACGCTTTTGTGGATTGGATTACTCCACTGATAGGGCCAATGCTCAAAAAGTTTGGCGAGCTAATCATGACTCTCACCACCTGGCTACTCACTGTGGGAGTACCAGCGCTTTTAACTGCCACACTCAAATTGGCTGATGCACTAATCGGCTGGGTGTTTAAGATCGCTGGCCCACTGCTTAAAGGTTTAGGTGTGCTTCTAGTTGATATAGGCAAATGGGTTATTACTGATGGTGTGCCAGGTCTAGCGAAACTAGGTGTGCAGTTAGGTGCAGGGCTAATAAATGCTTTAGTGGCAGCTCTTAAAGGTTTGGGCAACTTGGGGCTAGACATTGGTAAAGCGTTTGGCAATGGCATCATAGATTTTATTAACAAAAATGTGATCGACAGCATAAACGATTTACTAGAATTTAAGGTGGGGCCAATTACCGTTAATCCACCTGATTTAGCTCACATACCTAAACTGGCTGATGGTGGAATTGTGAACAGTCCGACTATTGCTATGATTGGCGAAAAAGGACCAGAGGCTGTAATTCCTTTAACAGGTCGCAACGCTGGAAACATGGGCGGAAACACCATTACGATCAACACTTCCGCAGACCCTCAAGCAATCGTGCTGGCTTTGCAAATGTATAACAGAATGAGCGGCCCGATACCGATCAACACTCGAGCCAACTAATGGCTAACTTAGATTGGAGCTGGCGAAACTCAACAACATCGTCAACTTTTACAACCAGCGTGCAAAATTGTTCCTACAGCACAGGCAGACAATCATCCGTTGACCAATGGACCCCTGGCTCACTACTTATCACCATTACAAACACCGCTAATCAAGCGGCAGGTTTTACATTAAACGACAAAATACGTTTTAGATTAGAACATGCTGCATCGGATAACACCTACTACCACACCTTTTGGGTACAAGAAATTATTTTTAACGATAACCCTGGCAACCAAAACGCCTCTACCGCAACGATTGTTTGCACAGACCTTTTAGGCCGTTTGGGTCGAGCGCAAGTATTTGGAAAAAGTATGCCTCAAGCCAGAACGATTACCCAACTGACGACAGCGTTTACTACTGACCTGCCCGGTGGCGCAACAATGCCGACTACCTATACAGGTACATCAACCGCTTCAGCTAGGACCGCAGTTACAAACGGGACTTATACAGGAACTGTTGCCAACAGGCTTAATTTAAACATGGTCACTGAGCAAGGCATTGTTTGGCAAAACCAAACGCAAATACTTCTTATAGGGCGCGATGATATTGCTTCATTGGCTACTAGCACAATAGACCTAGGGCCTGAAAGTCCTTACTACTCTTACACGGACATTCAACGAATTGCTTTAGGCACAGATTTTTTAAACACTGTAACCGTTAGCCCTGAAGGTTTAGATGCCGTCGGCAGCACCGATGCAGCTTCAGTTTTGGCTTACGACATTTACGGCGGGACACTTGCAACGGTTGATTACAACGCAACGCAAGCAACAGGTTCGGCGTCTTGGCAAGTATTTAGTCGCTCAGACCCCACACAAATCACGTTTACACTCACAATGACAAGCATGGCTGCAAGCAACGTAAACGAAATAATACGCAGACTTTGGAAAGCAAGCCCTGAACTTTTTGCTTTTGTTTATTACCGTAAACCCGGCAACAGCGCCCTTATCCAATACTTGTGCCAATTTCAAGGTTTCTCGCTTTACACCACGCCAGCTGAGACAGTGTTTACTTTTTACTTAGCCCCTGCTAGTTTTACTGGTGTGTTTACCCTTAACAGCAATGTATTTGGCATACTTGACCAAAACATCCTGAGCTTTAGCTGGTGATATTGTGACAAACCCTTATCCATTTGTGGCTAACACTGTTCTGAGTGCCGCTCAATTAAATGGGATAGCAGAGGCCGTCAGTTTTACACCTAGCATTTCAACTTTAG